GCGCGAGAATGTCCATCACCGTATAGGCAATAACACCCATGACAATGATGGCATCAACAATTCCGAACACGATGGCGCAGCCCCAAAGCATTGTATTAGACATGATACATCTCCATTAGGTTAGTCGTTAAGGTTGAGAGTGCCCGGCATTATCCACATGCAGTCACTCGGGCTCAGCCCATCATGCGCATGGTAAAACACCACGCCTTCAAGATGGATTTTAGAAGGGACACTGGTAAACGGATCAAGGATAATAATGTGCATGACATACACTCCAGCTAAAGGAACAAACGCCGCCTTACCCTCGCAGGTAAGGCGGCAATGATATTAGGCAGCAATCAGCATGGGAGGGTTAAGGGCAGCGGCGCGAGCCGCCGTCTCTTGCGCCTTGGCAAGCGCCTCGTCAGCCTCGCGGGTGACGATAAGGTAGTTGAGGATAGCAGCTACCTTATTCGCAGCTTCGGCAGTCTCGTCGCGCGGGGACTTACCATAGGCAAGCTCCAGCGCCTTGATCGCGGCGCGAAGATAGGCTTCCTCGTCGCGCTCCTTCTTCTCCCCGGCCAGCATGGCGGCTTCAATCTCATCCATGTCTAGCTCGTGCCCCGGCGTTGCCTTGTGCGCGTCATTCTGCGCCTTGATAACGCCATTGATGGCTTCATACAGTTGCTTGACCGGCATCCCGCCCTTCTCCTCGTCAGCTTTCAGCTTCGGATAGATGGACATGGCGTCATTGAACACCCGCAAGGGGTCAATCGCGCCGATCATACCCATGCGAATTGCCGCACGAAAATTGGCGGACTTCGCCTCAATAGTTTTGACACTATGAGTGTTCTTCTTGCTCTTGGTTGCGACATACTCGTCGCGGTAAAGGCGGATTGCGTCATCCTCTTTCGAGCCCTTCGGCTTAACGTCAGACAATGCACCCATAACAGCACCACGGATACAAACCTCCAGCATATTGACGCGGGCAATGGCACCGTTAACCTCGTCGCGGGCAAGCTCCCGCACCTCGGTTGCGAAGTCCTCATAGCGAGCGGCATTGGAGAGATTGGACATGATAGCACCCTTCACATTTGAGTTAACCTTACCCTTGCAGGTAAGGGTCAATCGGAAAATTGACTAACAGAAACGGATAACCTATGAACGAGTGCGATTATCTATAAGGTAATATAGATTTATAACTTGTTGATATGCCACGATAAAAGGGTTTAATCTATAATCTATCTAAATCTATGTGATAGACATATATAAATTATAGGTTGTTAGGGTTTACACGCGCCTAACCCTCCCGCCGTTCAAGAACAGAAAACGTAAGAGAGGGTATATAGAATATAGATTATAGAATAATAGAATAAGAGATATAAAAACAACAACTTACCCTTGCCGGTAAATCTATGAGGGTTATATAGTAATTGACTTACCATATAACCCTCATATGTGTCAGGCCACCAGCTTGCCACCACGATATAGGCGCACCTCGGGGTTCCAATCCGTCGCATTGAATATCGGAGTGCGAGCGGGGCCTTTACCCTTGCAGGTAATATCCACCTCCACCAGCTTGCGCTCGGGAGTAGGACGGACAGCCTTCACGCCCTTGAACGGTTTGGGCGTGTCACTTTCGGTTATGGTTTGAAGGTTGAGAAGGTAGGGCATAGCAGCCCGTTGCTTTTGCAGCTTGATAGCTTTCGCCTGTAATGCACGATTAGCCATGATACATACTCCAGTTAGAAAATTGACAAACGGGTGGTTCACCTTACCCCCACAGGTAAGACTAGCCACCCAATGTTAGGGTTGCTCTCCCTGCCCTAGACCTTGCGTTTCTTCCCGCAAGACCCCGGATGCACCGTTTGTGCAGGGGCATGTCTCATGAGGGAGACATGGTAGGGTTTGGTGCGCTACGCGCCCTAAGTCGGAGAACCTACATTCCCCCGTTCCCCTCCCGGCCTTGTCCGCCGAGGCGCTTTCGCGCTGGGTTCCCCTATTCACGATGACAAACAACATGAGACGGTGGCTCACAATTCACCAGCTTGTCGTCTCATCACCGACCGGGTTCGACCTTGAGTGCGATTTGACCGCCTCGCCGTCGAACCAGACCGGCTTACCATCGGCGGTAAGCGGCTTGAGTGCGATTTGCACGCTACGCGAAAAGAAGGAAACCGCGTGATGCACGCGCATTATGCGCGCGCGATATTTCGCGCGTGTAACGCGCGTAACGCGCACACGCTCGCCCCCGCCCCCATGTGGCCACGCCCACCCGTCACACGCTGTGTATTACAGGGACGTTAAAAATATGGAGGATAGAAAATCGACACTTACTATATACTTATCAGATGCCTAGCCCACACCCTCTCACGTCCTCACATTATTTTTCCAGAAAAGGGGACTTGTTCAGTCTGAAAAAATTGTTCCCGGTTTGTCACTTACCATTACTAATTTTCAAACCTAAACAACCGTTCGCTTTTGTTCTAGTTACATAATGGCTTTAGGGTGTTACGCTATCGGGGAGGAAGACTGGGCTCTGTAATGCCTAAGAAGAAAAAGCGTCAGAAAGTGTTCATAGAAAACCTGAACATGGAAAAAGAAGTGGTCGTGCTCAGCGATATGTCGCTGTGCAGGATTTACGAGTGGCTTGATGAGAACGGCGATTACTGTGCGAAGAGATACGCCGAGGCGGTGATATTCGTCACGCCGTGGCATTCAGTCCACACAGCAGCAATCGAAGACGTCAGACAGACGTTGCACTAAGTCCAACCTGCCGAACTTATTTGCTTGCGCTCTTTTGTCACAATGCGGCGCTGCTGCAGGCGCGCGGTGATCATCCCAGACATTCCGCCTTGCGCGGCGAGACATGCGTATTGTAGCGCGTCGATGATGTGCGAATATTTATTCTTGTCGGGTGACGGCTTGCGAACGCCTGCTTTTGTTTTGGCGTAACGGTAGCCGCCCGCAAGCGCGCGAACGATTGTGGGGCAGCGGCTTTCATCAATGATGAGGGCAGGGCCACCGTCGCGTTGGCCCATCAGGAAATACTCAATGGATCGAATGCGTGGGTCGATGTCGTTCGTCGGTGCGGGGAACGCAACGAAGCCTGCGCGCTTCAGCGCATCAAAACATGTGTCTTCGTAGATGTTTCCCTTGGCTACGCCTGCCGGGTCGCCTACCACCGCCACGCTCTTTCCAAGATAGCGTTGATGCGTGAGTGCCGGTCGGAGAGATTGTTCGATGTGGAGTTCAAGTCCGATGTCTTCGGCAATGACTTCTTCGAGGACGAGCAGTCTTCCTTTGTGGTCGGGCTGGTAGATGACTGAGCAAGGATCGCGTCCAAAGTCTTGTCCAACGATGAGGGGATAGGCGTGTACTGGCTCCAACTCAGCATGAACGTGGAAGCTGCGCTTAAACGTATCCCGAAAAACTGCAGTACCCGAAGGATCATCGCCCCACTCCGCTTTGACGTATCGCTTTACCCATGCTTCCGAGTGCGAGCGTTCGAGGCGCTCGTAGTATTCCCGGCCACCGGGGAGGTTCTCAAGGTTCTCAGCTTCGGGGGATAGGCCGGATGGCTGCTTCCAGAACTGCCAGTCAGCCGGTAGCTCCATCTCCAAAACGCGGTGCCAGTCGCCGCCCTCGGTGCCGAAGTTGCCGTCCATGATCAATCCGAACCACGTCGGACCGCCTTGGGCCTTGGATGGGTAGCGTCCCAAGCGTCCGCAGAGCGCTGGAACGATAGAAACGTCCACTTCCGGGGCTTCGTTGATCCACGCGCCGGTCAACTGGAGCGACAAAAGACGTCGAATGTCCTGCTCATCGTCCAATGGGATGAGGTGAATTTCGCTCTCAACGTCGTTAAACTTGATATAAATGGTGTTTTCGGACACTTTGAAGGTCGTAATTGGGCCTGCCCAAGTGTAAAATTCCTTCAAAACTGTCTGCTTAATTTGGCTCAAAGTCTGCCGAATTATAGCAAATCTGGTCCTTCTGACCCCGTCTGGACCCTTTTCTTGCTCGCACATACGGCGAATTAGCTCAATTAGGCACCCTGTGGACTTACCAGAGCCGACTGGCCCCAAAATACAGCGCACGAAAGCCTTGGATCGCATGAAAGAGGCAATGGTGGGCGGCGCTTCGAATTTCAGGATGGCGTTCAAGCAGCTTTCTCCGGGGTGACGTCAATCGTCGGGCGTTCGACGCTTACCTTATGCTCGACGCCGTCTCCGATATTTATGACGAGGGAGAACTTCTCGCTACTGCCCTCGACCGACGCGCGGTCCAGCCCCATACCCGCCAGCCTGCTGATGGTTTTGGCGAGTTCGACCTTCTGGGAGAGGATTTCTCCACGGTCGTGAAGTCGGACGAAGGCTTCGGGGAGCCACTCTTCGATAAC